GACGGCGAAGGAACGCCGCGAATAAAGGGACAAGACTTGACTCCTATGGGGTTTGCTGACCTCGTAGCCGAGCGAAGGAATGACCCAGACCTCGCGGTGGCATTCAAGGCCAGCGGTCATTCTGGAGGTGGGACAACACCAGATAGCACGACTCAGCAGGGTGGTGCACGGCGTGAATTCACGCCGGACGAGGTTTCGTCAATGTCGTTAAATGAATATAGACAGGCGCGAGAGCAGGGACTTATCCCCGCATAAAAAGCGGCCCCTGTGTAGTGCCATCACCAACAAGAGGATTTTAGGAAATGGCTAACACGTTTCTGACCCCGAGTATAATTGGCCGCGAGGCTTTGTTGATTCTTGAAAACGAACTGGTTGCGGCTAACTTGTTCAACCGTGGATATGCTGACGAGTTTCGCGGTGCGAAGGTTGGCGATACAATCGCCGTCCGTGGCCCTGCGAGCTTTACGGCCCAAGAGTTCACGACCACGACCACAACGCAGGACGCGACCGAATCGAGCCGCGACTTGACGCTTGAGAAGCATTTTGACGTGACCTTTGCCGTTACGTCAAAGCAGTGGACGCTTGACCTTGAGAACTTCCGGCAGCAGTTGCTTGAGCCTGCCGTTGTAGCTATCGCGCAGAGCATCGACAGCTACATCCTCGGCAAGGGTTCCCAGATTCCCAACTTTGTAGGGACCGCCGGAGACCCGCCCGACTCATTAGCCGACATGGTTGGCGTTGTCAAGAAGCTCGACGACCTCAAGGTGCCGACGCGTGGCCGTATGTGCATCCTCGACAGTCAAGCCAAGGCCGACATGCTCGGCAACGTGACGCAGGTTCTACAAGCCGACCAGCGCGGCGACGATGGTTCTGCGCTCCGTGAGGCGAGCATGGGCCGCATCTTGGGCATGGATTACTACATGGACCAGAATGTCGCCACGCACGACACCAACGGGCCGACGGGCTACCTCGTCAACAACGGAGCCGGTTTTGCCGCAGGTGCAACAACCTTGACCGTTGACACGGGCAGCAATACCATTGTAGCCGGTGATGTCTTTACGGTCGCCGGTGACACTGAGCAGCACGTTGTGCTTTCGACCAACGGCTCGACCTCTATCACGATTGAGGAGACGGGTTTGGGTGCCGCCGTTGCTGACAACGCCGCTCTGACGTTCGAGACGACTGACCACCAGATCAACATTGCCGGACACCCCAACGGGTTGTCTTACGCTGTCGTTCCTCTGGAACTACCCTCGGGCGCGGCTCGTGCCGAATACATCGCCGACCGTGGTTTGGGTCTGCGTATCGTGTTTGATTATGACGGATCGACCAAGACCGATACGATCAGCATCGACGTACTCTGTGGCGCAAAGGTTATACAGGGCGACCTGTTGACCCGCGTTTTGGGTTAGTCTCGCGGCTTGGGTTAATTTTTACAAGTAAGGGGCAGGGGGCAACTTCTGCCCCTTACTAAAAATTAGGGGCAACGATGGAAACTAAAGAACTATACAAGGGCGACGAGACGGTGGTTGTTGATGCCGGATCAGACGCAGAGAAATATTGGAAGGGCGAAGGCTACAGCGAAGAAAAAGCCAAGCCGAAAAAGCGCGTTTCACTACGCGGCAAAAAGTCCGAAAGCACCGGCACCTCGGACGAGGACAAATAAATAAATGGCTCTAATTGTAGAGGACGGTTCTGTCGTCCCCAATGCCGACAGTTATATATCGGTTGCCGATGCTACAACATACTTTGAGAACCACGGCGACCCAAACGCCTGGCCGAACGCGCACCAAGACATCAAAGAGAGTGCGCTCCGCTACGCGACCACGACTATTGACGGGATGTTTAAGTGGACGGGTGAGGTATTCAGTCTAACGCAACCGCTCGGGTGGCCGCGATCAGATGCGACCGATAACGAGAACCGGACTATAGCGACTAATGCCGTGCCGCAACGGGTGCGCTATGCGACCTGCGAACTAGCACTGTTGCACATCAGCAAACCGCTTAATGAGAACTACGACAGAGGCGGCGACACGAAACTGGAGCAGGTCGGACCCGTGCGCGTGGAGTATTTTTCCGGTGCCGCTGTAGAGCCTTATATGCCCATTCTAACGCGCATAATTGGCGGTCTGGGAACATGGCGCGGCGCGATGACGGGCGACTTGGACAGGGCTTAGAGGGGGCCAAATGAACGAAGCGGCAAAGGCTGACATGGCTCTGCGGTTAATAAAAAACCTCGGCACGACGTACGACATAAACAGGGACACGCAAACCCCGGTCACAGCTACGCCGTGGAAAGTGCAGTCGACCGCTACGACCAACCAGAGCGTTTATGGAATCCTCGACGACTTCACACACTCCCAGAGGGACGGCGTAGTCGTCAAAGATTCAGACCGCCAATATATCATAGCGGCCAAAGGCGACAACGGCGACTTTACCCCGGAGCCGGGTGACGAGTTCGTAGATGATTCTAAAAAGTTGGAAGTGATCGCCGTCAAGGCGGTAAGGGCCGGAGCAACGGACGTTGTATATTATCTCCATACGCGGGCCTAATGTCGAACGAGCGCAATATTGAGGTGTTCAGCCTTGCCCTTGACGAGGCGTTAGAGGCGGCGCAAGAGAACGCTAACCAAGTCAAGCGCACCGTTGCGCTTGATCTTCTCTCGCGCATTGTAGACCGCACTGCGGTCGATACAGGGCGAGCAAGGGCCAACTGGCAGGTCTCCCTCTCCTCTCCTCGACTTGATGAAGCCTCTTATGCCAATAGCGACAAAATCCCACAAGGCAGACAAGAGTCTGCTATAGCCGGTCGCACTAAAGCTAAAGGGGCGGCAATACTAAGAAATGCCCAAGAGGGACAAGACATTTGGATCACTAATAATCTGCCCTACATCAACCGCCTTGAGACAGGCACATGGAGCGATCAAGCCCCGCAAGGGATGGTTGCTATATCTATTGCAGAAGTTCAGCAAGCGATAAAACTAAGGCGTGACCTATGAGCTTTTCGACTACCTACGACACAATCTTGACCCGCTTCAAGGGTCAAATGGACACGCTCCGGCCTTTGGTGCCGATAGCGTGGCCGAATATGCTGTTCGACCCATTAGACGACTTTGACCCTGCGACCCATCAAGGGTGGGCGCGGATTGGTGTGCAGGGGGGCGAACAACTACAGGCATCTATCGGCGGGACGAGCAACCGACGATGGAGACAGGTTGGCAATATTTTAGTGCAGGTATTTACGCCAACCGATGAGGGCGCGAATACTGCTCTGGCAATCGCTGACGACGTTGGCACTGCCCTACGCGGTATAACTATCAGTGGCGTTGTATTTAAAGCGTCAAGCGTTGTCCCTGTTGGGCGCGAGGGAGACGACCCGTATTATCAAGTGAACATAAACACGCCGTTCAGATATGACTTAATGGCGTAATAATAGAGGATAAAACAATGGCAGATAGTAACCAGATACAGGTCTCCTATACGCGAGAGTCCACTTGGGGGACAACGCCATCCAACGACTTCGAAGCCTTCCCGATTACGGGCGGCGCGATGGCGTACGGCGTAGAGACAGTCCGCTCGCAGACAGTGCGCTCGGACGCACAGCTTGCCGACAGTAAGCGCGTCGGTATCTCACCCACGGCAAACTACGATTTCGAATTGGCGGCGCAAATCTATGACGACTTCATGCGCTCGGCTGTTCGCTCGGACGCGGATTGGTCGACGAGTGCCTCGGTCTCTGCGGCCACCGACATCGCCGCAGTTAATTCGGATAATACTTTTACGTCGTCATCTACGGACTTCACTGCATCAAATATCGCTAAAGGCCAATGGATTTACGTCAGCGGATTTACAACCGCAGGCAATAATGGATGGTTTAAGGTTTCCACCATTGCCGCTAACAGTTTAGGCGTTACCGGCGCGACCTTGACCGACGAAGCCGCAGGCGACTCCATCACTATGGAAGGCTCTTACGTGTGGTCGGGTAGCACAGAACACAGCTACTCCCTGCAACAGCAATACCAAGACTTGACCGACCGCTACCACCTTATGACGGGTGCGCGTCTCAATGCCTTTTCGCTCAATCAAACGCCCGGCGGGATTATCACCGCGTCCTGTGCGTTTGATGGCAAGGACCGCGCACAAGCCTCGTCAAAGGCCGGAAGCGGCACAGTCAACGCCGCACCGTCTGAAGAGGTAGCGAGCGAGGTTGACGGATTCGGTGCGCTCTGGATTGGTAGCTCGGCGGTCTCTTACGATGTTATGGAGTTGTCGCTTAATGTTTCGATTCCGAACCGCCCTGCGAAGGGCTTGGGATCGCTTGAGCGGACCCGTATGCCGCAGGGTAGCCCCGAGGTCACTGGATCATTCTCGGTCTACCTTGACGACAATACTTGGGCCTTAGATACGGATTGGGAGAACTTCACCAAGCAAGCCCTGTCCTTCTCTATCGACTTGGGCAATGACGACCGTTTCTTGATCGACCTGCCGCAGGTCGCTTTCACGACGGAGCCGGGGACTAACCCCGGTCTTGACGGCGACGTGATGCTGTCATTCGACTTCGCCGCAGAGCCGGGTGGGTCGCATGGTTCCGGCAGCGCAGAGAAAACAATTGTCATCTCTCGCACCCAAACGTAAGCAGTAAATAAGTAATCCAGACCCTACAACAAAAATCTGGCCGGATAGGTGGGTGCGTCTTTGTAGGGGGACGCACCCGCCGACCAACCCCTACAAGAGGTTCACCTTATGGATTTTGCAAAGCATTATAGAACGGACGAGACCGGCGAGGCCGAGGGCGTTTGGATTGATTGGGCTGAAGGGACGCGGCTTAAGGTCGCCCGACTCGGGAACCCTGCGTATCAGAAAAGATTTCAAGCCCTACTCAAACCCCACCGGCACCTGCGCGACCGTGGGCTATTGCCCGAAGATGTGCAGGGCGAGATATTGAATAAGTGCATCTCGGAGACAATCCTTGTTGACTGGGAAGGCGTAGAGTACGAGGGTAAAGCGTTGCCCTACTCGTCCGAGAACGCGCTAAAGTTAATCAGTGAGTTTAAAGATTTCCGCGAGGATATTTTGACCGTTGCCGGAGAGCAGGCGGTCTTTCGCCAAGCAGAGGTTGACGAGTCCTCAAAAAACTCTCCGAAGTCGTCGAGTGGCAAGTCCAGTGGGGGCAACACGCCGAAAGATTAGAGCGCAAGCGCGAACGCGGCCAAGACACAGCCGCAACCCGTAAAGCTCTCGACAGCAAGCCAGAACCCTTTTCGGACAATGCTTGGATTCTTGAAGCGTTTTATGCGCTATCTGCCGGAAGACCTTATATTAGTGCAGGGATGGGTGGTGCGTATCCGTCAAGCATTCCGTTCGATTCGGTCGTCAATTATGCGCGGGTATACGGCCCCGACGACCTTGAAGACTTTGACCGCTTTTGGCGTATATTATCCGCAGTTGATCGCGTTTACATTGATCTTACGGTCAAAAAGTTAAACGAAAAGACAAAAGCAAATAAGCCGAAGAGATAAAAAATGGTTGCGACGACAGGCATTGCAATAGAGTTACAGGATAAGACGAAGCAGGGAGCGCGAGCGATCACGCGCTCCCTTGACGATATAAAAAAGTCGGCGCGAGAGACTGCAACCTCCGTCGATAAACTTGACGACAACTTTGACCGCCTCAAGGACGAACTAAAAGAGACGGGCCGCAGTGCGGACAAGGCCGGGCGCGAGTTTGACGCGCTCGCAGGGAAGGCAAAAAAGGCCAGTGACGCGACCGGCGGCATGGGTCGCAACTTCACCGCGCTGAAAGGTGCGTTTGCCGCTATTGGGACTTCCGTTGTTGTCAAACAATTCTTTGATCTTCTCGACGTATCCACCCAGATTAATAACAGGCTCAAACTTGTCACCGATGGGACGTATGCTCTCGGTCTTGCACAAGAGCAATTATTTAAAGTGTCGCAAGATAGCAGGGTCGGCTTTGAACAAACAGCGGATTTATATGCAAGGTTGGCGCGTTCAACGGAAGATTTGGGCCTTACGCAAAAGGAACTTGTAGACGTTACGGAAACAATTTCCCAAGCCATAACAATTTCTGGCGCATCTGCTGAATCAGCAAATGCCGCATTAATCCAGTTGGGGCAGGGTATTGCTTCTGGGACGTTGCGGGGCGATGAACTTAATTCTGTGTTAGAGCAAACGCCACGACTTGCAGAAGCTATCGCAGACGGTATTGGCGTAGGTATAGGTCAATTGCGAGAATTGGGTTCGGAAGGAAAAATAACAAGCGAAACAATCATTACAGCGATACAATCGCAACAAGGTGCAGTTAGAACAGAATTTGGCCAAACGTCTACGACTTTAAGTCAATCATTTACAACCATCAACAATAGTTTGGTCAAATTTGTACTTGAACTTGATAAAGCTTCAAAAATAAGCGAAACGCTTGCAGGTGTATTAATTCAAGCATCTGAAGCGATTGACGAACTCACAAATAAAAAAAGCCAAACGCGCACAAATATTAGTGCAATAGACACATTATTGACCGAAATACCTCTATTTGAACTTGCACGAACATTTACAGTAGCTTCAAACCCAAATGTTGCAGATATCGACGTAAACGCAACAACCGACCCAGTTACATTGATTTTTCGTGCTTTGAATGATTTGTTTTTTAAAGAAAGTGAGAAATCAACTAACCTTCTTGAAAAGTATATAACAACCATTGAAAAAGAACAAGAAACGCGCAAACAAGCGCAACAAGACTTCAACCGTCTGACGTTTGAATTTGAACAAGAATTCATAGAATTAGACAGAGCAACAGCAAAAGGGTTTGATGATATATTAGACACAATCGGAGAAAAGGTTGCTGATTTAGATTTACTGCCAACAAGAGTACGAGCGGCAGGTTTGAAAATAAGGGGCGATAAACCACTTGACCCTAATGTACAAGGACAATTTGAAAAGTTTGATGTCGATGAAAGCGTATTGGGGTTTGCTGACGTAGTAGCCGAAGTCGACGCACAAATAAACGATTTGAATGGTGGCTTTGATGGGCTATTAGAAATACTAAGCAAAACAAACCCAGAACTCTCGAAAACAGTAGGTGCATTTAGAAATATATTTTCTTCTGCTTTGCAGGGCGATTATATAACGGCAACAGCAAATTATTTTGTTTTGTTGTCAGATGTTTTGTTTGATACGGGAAACGAAAGCGACAGATTAACCGAACGTATGCGCCTTTTGAGCGAGCAACTTAGAAGAGCAAACGAAGCGGCAGGTGAGGCCACAACTGCAAGACTTGCTAACTTGCCGCAATTTGCAGAAGTGCGTGAAAAGCTATTAAAACCTTTTACTGATCTTTACGAAATAATTCAAACAAGAGTTTTTGAACCTCAAAGTTTGGCAAATATAGCTGACTTTTACAAAGTTGACTCTGAACAGGCCAAAATACAAGCAGAAGTTGAAACAATAGATTTATTTTTTCGCACTATTGCAGGTGGTTTCAAAACCGCAAGCCAAGAATTTAGACAAGCATTAGAATTAAGCGGAATCACTAACGAAAATATCATTCAATATACAATACAACTTCAAGATTTATTTTTTGGTGGCGGCAACAATGAAATAATTTTTGAAGAACTTGGTTTGGCCGCACTTGCGGCGAAAGATGAATTTCAAGGGTTATCAGATTCGCTAAATAATTCAGCCCGTGAAGCACGCAATTTAAACACAGCCGAACAAGCAGTAACAAGATTACGGGTGAATGCGCAAGAAATCGCACTGCGCACACAATTATCGGAAGCGTTTAAATTAGCAGGTGGAGACGTATTTGAACAACGTGCGGCATATCAAAGATTTGAAAGACAATTAAAGGGTTTACGATACGGCACGGGCGGCGGCGGCGGTGCGGGTGCATCGACTACAGCCGCGACAACGACGACCACAGGGGGCGGCGCGGCGACGGCGACGGGAGCAACAACGGCAGGAGTGCCGCCAATCAATGCGACTGTGGCAATTAATGCCGCAATGGTCACTCCAGACCAACTTGTCCGACTCCCTTCAGAGCAAGACATGGAGTCATATTACAGCGCGGAACTTCTGCCAGTCTTATCTGATCCGGTTGCCCCGATCTTGACTCAATTCTCTGACAACATCAGAGCGAATAAAGTTCGCATTTATCCGTGGTCTTTGTTCGATGTTCCCTCAACAAGCGTCTGGTCGTCCTATTGGTCTCGGTTTCTACTTGCAAGAGCCGACACAGAAGAAACCGGCCCCGATTCGGTTTCTGCTCAGATTTTAGAGAATGCGAGTGCTAATAAAAAATATATCTCACCTTTTACGTTGTTTGATTTGCCAACAGCAGACGATTGGTCGTCCTACTGGTCGCGCTTTTTACTCGGGAGAGCGGATACAGCCGAACATGGCCCCGACAATGTAGCGGCGCAGATTCTTGATAATGCCAAAACCAATAAAAAACGAATCAACCCGGAAGATATGTTTACGGTCCCAACCTCAAGTATTTGGTCTACCTATTGGTCTGTATTTCTCTTAGGGCGAGCCGATACTCCAGAGGTTGGTCCCGACAATGTAGCGTCTCAAATACTTGACAACACGCGAGTAAATAAAAAGCGCATAAAACCCGACGATATGTTTATAGTCCCAACGTCAAGTATTTGGTCATCTTACTGGTCTTTATTTTTATTAGGGAGAGCGGATACAGACGAACATGGACCGGACAATGTAGCGGCTCAGATTTTAGATAACGCAGTTGCAAATAAAAAACGGATAAATCCAACGGACCTTTTCAGCGTAGCGTCTGGGGATGACTTCCGAAGTTTTTGGCAACAGGGCTTAAACTCTGTTGTTGTTACAGATGAATACGGCCCCGGCGCGGCGATTGCATACACAAGAGAATATATAGCGAATAGAAAACTTGATATAAAACCAACCGATCTATTTTCAACGCCTTCGGTTCTTGATTTCTTTTTTCTATTCGCTGATATGGTGCCGAATATTACAACCGGCTTAAATTCTGTACTGAGTAATATTCCGATCACCCCTGTAAACGTCGCGGCACTAATTGACTTTGACGCGTCGGGTATTAGCGAGGCGATCAACAGCGCAGTAAAAGAGGCCATAGGCGACCGCTCCTATGATGAGCCGCAACGGTTAGGATACACCAGCGGAAGGGCTTAGAGACAGTGGGAGAGCTTAACAGATGGCAGATATAACCTTCGACGACGGGACCAACCCGTCCATCACGCTACCCGCCCCAGACTACCCCGGGCAAGCGTTCGCGTTCCTCGACCAGTCGATTCAGCAAGCGATGGGTGGACGCATTACTTCAATCACTCGCGGCTCTGGCGAGCTTAAGCGGTGGACGTTGGCGTGGCAGAGTTTGAGCGCGAGCAACTATACAACCCTTAAAACGTTTTGGTATACGACCGTCTCTGGCGCATCGACCGAGGTCACATACACCGACGAAAATGGCGACAACTACACCGTCAAATATACGGGTGGTATCGAACGGGCGCGGCTCGTCGATTATGACTCGTACGCCGTAGAGGTCCAACTGGCAGAGGTTGCCTAATGGCGCGGACACTAACAAGCGCACAGGAGGCCGAGCGCGTCAAGGATGGGGTTAAGGGCGTTTGGATGGTTGTCTCTACCTTCGACCAATACGGCGCGTCTACGACGACGAAGCGGTGGGCCTCTCGCCCCTATACGCTCTCGTCTAACACCTACGAAGGAATCATCGCCGAGCGAGGTGTTGATCTCGGGATGTTGCGCGTTAAGGAGCAAGGCGGTCTCGGCCCTGTTGCCACCTCTACCATTCGCCTGCGCGACGAGGGCGGCGAGTCTACCATAACAGACACGCATGTAATAAGCAACGACGAGGTGTATGTCTATTTTATCTTCCCGACAGGCTCCGAGGTTGAGGGCGACCGCATAGAGGTCTTCCGTGGCGTTATTGAGCGAAACAGCACACGTAACAACGTGTGGACGTTACGCCTAAAGGACGACAGCAAGGCTGAGCTAAAACAAATACCAAGCAAGCTCCTCGACCCTGTAACGTATCCGTTCGCCTACTCACTCGGCGCAGTGATACCCGAAGCCTTCGGCAACCATAACGAAACGCCCGACGACCTCCGGGCGGGTGATATTGTCAGCTTGGCTCCTGCTCGAATGACCGATAAGTTTGCGCTTCAAGCCATTGCCTCAGAGCATCAACTTGTGGCAACTGACTATGTTTATCAGTGGTATCCTCAAGCGGAAAAGTTCGCGCAGATTGTCAACGCGTCAATCACCGATAGGGTAATAACACTTGACGATCCGGCGCGAATCACATTTGCACGACCGACCAGACCCTTTCCCGGCAATGGGTATATAAACTGGTACGACTGCATCCCTCCGGGCGACTCCTCTTATGTTTCCATAGACTCTAATGACCTGCGCGTGTGGTTTTCTGGCTTGCCTAAGATTGGCACAATGACAAGCGTCTCTCTATACATAAAGTCAAGCACAGGCGTTTATGAGTGGTATCTATACGACACTACGGTGTCAGATGTCACGCCGATTGCCTCAAGCATTACAGCGGCCAATGACGTAAGCTATCCGTTGACGTTAGCCAACTACGAGGACTGGTCAAGCATTGCCAATCTGCACTTAGAAATCAGACACCGGTCGCCTTATCCAGAGACTCGGATAGAGGAAGCGTCAATAAAAATTGAGTTTGACGACTTCTTGTCGCTGGTTGAGCAAGAGCCGGAAATATATCAAACAATCCGGGGGTGGCTCGATTCCTCTGAGTATTATAAAGACGGGTCTGCGGTCGTTGGGAGCGGCGGGTCTGTGTTGCGAAACCCCGTTTATATTTTAGAGGCACTGCTTCGCGGGAAAAATTTAAACAACCTTGAAGAAGCCAAGATTGACGCGGCCTCTTTTACGGCGGCGGCGGCATCTCGCACAGACTGGTATTTCGACTTTGTAATGCGGGAGCAGGTTTCCGACCAGTTTCTTGACTCGTTCTGCTTTGAGGCGGGATTGATGCTCTACAGCACTGCCGGGAAGTTCTACTGTGCGGCGATGGACAAGAACAGAACGCCGGAGCACTTTTTTATCGGTGGGTATCATATGCCGGTTGTCGGGCCAATCGACAACCCTATGCAACAGCAATATGATCTTGAGATTGAACCGGTAAACGCGTCCGACATTTACAACGAGATCGCCATCCGTTACGGCATCCATCCGGCCACGGGCGCACCACAACGCGCCACAATAGCAAGCGGTCAGTTTCGGATCACCGGCACAGCTAACACCGCTGAGTCGGGATCGACGTTGACCGATACATCCGCGACATTTCAGACGGACGACGTTGTGGTTGGTGAGGGGGTTTATGTAGACAATGACAAGTTGTATACGGTCGCGTCCGTTGTTAGCGAGACCGTCTTGACGTTGACGGCCGTTGATGGCGGGGCCGTCTCTACGCTCTCGTCTGTCAGTTACTATCTCGGGCCAAATATCAATGACTTGGCCTTTTCCTCTCAACAAGCGTACAAGGCCGTCAATGCGTTAGGCGGGAACAGGCAGAGAACCTTTCTTGATGACGGCGGGTATATAAGTCAGTTTATCCGCGACGAGTCAGCCGCCGAACTGTTCAAAGACCATTGCCTTGATTGGTTCTCGCAACCACGCGACCGCTTCACGTTTTCGTTGATGCACGACGGTATACGGGTGCAACCGGGGGACTTTATGTTTCTGGATCACCCGAAGTTTAAAGCAAGCCAGAGAGCGCGACAGGTAACAGAAACAGCCGAAGCCGTTGACGCAGTTGAGACAGAGATTGACGTAACAACGGGCGAGGCGGGTCTTTTCCGCGTAAATGATTATATTTATCTGCAAGAGTCAAACGCAAGCCCTCCCGAACTGATGCAGATCAGCGCGGTTGACACTGGTAACTCGCGTATAACCGTCAGTCGAGCGCAGTGCGGAACAAAAGCACAGACGTTTTCGACGGGCGCGAACATCTACCGACTGACGCAGAAGTGGGTAGTATTGGGAGTGCAAGAGATGACTCCAGACGATACGCGCATCCGTATAGAGGCGCAGATTGTCCCGCGATGGTATAGGCCAGTCGGGACCGTCGTTTCGCCGGGGTATCCCGACTACGACGCGGCAACAGACGAGCAACGTGTCGCGGCTGGATGGGGGACGCTACCCAATGGGCGGGTCAATCAGTTAGACCCCGACTCAGCAATATCATATGTTGGATAAGAATCAGAAAGAATAAAGAGAGAGTATATAATGGCGACAAATCCCTATAGCTACGGAAGCCTCGGGCAACGGTGGACGGTTGGCGAGCCGACGAGTAAATCCCTGCTTGATGTTTCGCGGGTCAAGGCTGATGCGAACCGTTGGGCGTTGGAGCAGTTAATTGTTGACCCCGACGACACAGCAAACTTTGTATTGACCGCGCCCGGGTTAAATATTGACTCCAATACCTTGTACGTTGACAGTGCTTACAATACAGTTGGTTTTAGACTATCGAATCCCAATGATTACGCGTTTGACGGCACACCTAACTGGGTGGCAAGCGGTGGGGCAGGGCCTGCTTCCGTCATTATAGTCAGCGGGACGACGAGTACAGGCTACCTTGCGTTTGCTGACGGCACGACGGGCACAGACCGCTACAGCGGAAATATCCAATATAATCATGGCACCAACACGATGTCGTTTAGGACGAACGGCGGCGTTGAGGCTATGACGATCAACTCAGCGCAGGACCTCGCTGTCGACGGTGATACCTTATATGTCGATGCGTCAGCAGATGCCGTGGGCATTTCTACGACCTCGCCACAAGCCGCGTTACACATCGACGGCACTGGTGGTGCGAGCAATACAACAAGCCAACTTCAGTTTAGCCTCGATGGGACAACTGAGGGAATTTTCGGTGTAGCCAGCTTTGCGAATAATATAATTACCGGCTCTCAGCAGGGTGATACAACTATTCGGAATGATGGTGGAAACATTCATTTTTCTACCGATTCTGGATCAAGCATTGCTGCAACGATTGATACGAGCGGCAACGTGGGATTAAGTGTTACGCCCAGTGCCACAATGCACAGCAATAACAGCGCGTATTTAGAGTTGCCGAACAATGTGTTCCGTTGGAGTCGTTCAACAGGGTCGTTCCAATCAAGCAATTTCTACTACAACACTTCAGATAGCGGAGTGTTTGCGGCTAACGGATATGCGTTGTCGCATAGCCAAAATACTACTGGAGGAGCGTTTTACTGGAACATTTCTACCGCATCTAATTCAAGCGGTGCGGGTGCTGCTGCGAGTTTATCCACTAAAATGTATTTGGATAGTACTGGACTCGGTTTGGGAACGACCTCGCCAACATCACGCTTGCACATAATCGGCAGTAATGGCGACCCATCTGCCGCCCACAGTGGTTCGGCTCAATTAATCCTCGAAAACAATGCCAATACATTTCTGGAAATTGCTACAGGTGCAGCTCACTACGCAGGGTTGACGTTTAGCGATGGGACGGCCACAACAGGCGCAGTGTTGTACGATCACGGCACAGGATTAGGAGGGGGTGCTGATAGTCTACATTTTCAAACCGCAGGGAGTTTGAAAGCAGTTATCACAAGCGCAGGCCTGCTCGGCGTAGGCACGGTCTCGCCAGAGGCTCCTCTTGAAGTCGTCGCAGATCCAACACAGGGATATGCTGTGTACCTCGAAGCTGCCGCCAGTGGCACACAAGGCGCAGCGTTAAGGGGCAAAGGCTCTTACAGCGTAGCTGACGCAGGGACGCAGACATTTACAGTTGGCAACGGTACTATCGTGATGATTTCCGATAATAATACGGGTGACGGAGCGATGTTTTTTTGTGGATATAAAGGGGGTACAGTAACTCTTGTTGCTGACCCAAATAGTAGATATGCAAACAGCGTGACAGCATCAAAAATATCACTAACAAAATCAGCAAATACAGGCACGGTGACATTAACAAACAACTCTGGAGCCACCAGATCGTTTACAATTCTAAAAATAATGTGTTCAGACTAACTAATCAAGGAGAATAGACAATGGCGATCCAATTTAACTTAACCATCACAGACCGCATTCGCGTCGGCACGGAAACCCTCGGTGACGGAAGCGTCCAGACCGATTGTATAAGTGCCGTTGTATGCATCGCCAAAGCCACGGACACGGACACTGGCGAGGTGGCAAGCACCGATCCGTGGGTCTCACTCGATCTTAGCGAACTGACTGCTGACGACTATGTAGCGTTAGACGCGCTGACGGGCCTACCACAGCGTGCGATTGATCAGCTGACCGCATGGGGCGAGGAGCAGCAGGCAGGCTTAGAGGCGCAGCTACAGGCGCGTGCAAGCGCACCGAAAGAGCAGACCGCTCCGTGGGCCGCTTGATGCGCCGCTTGATGCGTGTATTGCAGCGCATGGGCATGGCATATCTCGACGCGATGACGGATGCGCACTCGACCCGATAGCGGAGGCATTGAGCCGATGAGTAAATCCATAAGCAGTGTCCAATAAATTTATTATATTATATTGTATAATACACCCTACAACCCTACAGGAGTCTATACGATGAGCAAAGAACAAAACAAGGCGACACCCGCAAGCGACGAGCAACTAATAAAAGAGATTGAAACGTCCCTGCGCGAACGGGCGCAGTCTGTCGTTGCTAACGATCCGTTATGTTGTCAGTTGCAGGGTGCGCTTGACTACGCAACGGGAAAATACCAACTAAAACAACATGAGCAATCAACCAACGGATCAAGCGAATAGTCCCGACCCGTTAGACACTGCCGGAGCAATATCAACGCTATCCAAAGAGGCGGGGATACTGTTGATAATGCTTCTGGCAGGTGGGACCGCGTTATATTTGGGATGGGATCAGATAAGCGCAATATTTGAGCAACAGCAGAAACTAAGCAGAGCGGTCGAAGAGGTCGCCGAACAACAGACCGCAATCAAAGAGCATGACGTTCGACTGATTGAATTAGAGAAAACAAAAACGCGGCACGAGGTTGACCTCATGCTACTCCGCAAAGATACCGACGCGAACAGCTACTTTAGCGAGAATTGGCCTCGCGGGACCATCGGCTCTCTGCCGGCAGATGCCGTGCAGTTCACGCGGCTTGACTATATCGAGAAACGGCTTGATGCTTTGAACCTACAAGTCACAACCCACGTTTGCGAGTAAATTATGGCGATAAATTATAGAGGCGAACGGTTCGCCGGATACAGCAAACCGAAGCGAACGCCCAAGCACAAAACTAAGAGCCACGCGGTTTTGATACGTGAGGGCGGCAAGCCTCGGCTGATCCGTTTCGGCTCGCAGGGCGTTTCTGGATCGCCAAAGAAAAAGGGCGAGTCAAAGGCATATCGTGCGCGACGCTTAGCGTGGAAAGCACGCCACGCTAAAAACATAGCCAAAGGGCCTACCTCGGCGGCCTATTGGGCTAATAAAGTTAAGTGGTGAGGACATGGATTTTATAAAAAAGAAATTTGAAGAGGTCGCAACTAAGAAAGTCACCAAGCGCATCGTCGCGTTAATCATCGCGGCGGCCCTATCCGGCCTCGGCCTCTCGTCCGATCTCGCCAAAGAGGTCGGGACTGAGATCAGCCAAATGGTCGAGTTTTAACTGATTGGCCGATGGCGTGAAATTCGACGCTCAATCTATCCTGACGGGCTGTATATTGGCGGCTATTGGTTGGCTGTTTAGTGCAACGATCTCCCACAGCGACCGCCTGACGGCGTTAGAAGCGAAAGTCGACGAACGCCTCGCGTCGATAGACCAATCTCTGACGCGAGTCGAGCGGAAACTTGACAACTATACAGCCGCGCTTGAGTATGCGAAACGATTAGCCGATGGCAACTAAAGCGGCAAAAAAGCGCAGACCTACCGAGCCGACCGTCGAGCGGTTAAGCGACAAGTGTATCTCGGTCTCATTTACGCCGATGGGCGCAG